TAAATATAATAGTTTTTGTCCCTTAAGATATAATGAAATAACATTTAAGGCAGATGATAATTTACCATCATTATAACCAAATTTATTATACATTGTATTATATATATCTTTGTAAAAACGATATGGTATAATCTTTTTCCTACATTCCATTGGTAAATATCCTTCATCTATATCTGGAATAAAACTACTTATATCTTTTTCTTCTGCTATTTTACCAATGCCGTTGCAATGAATGTTTATATCATCGTCTTTAATACATCTTTCTAATTCAATACAATCAACATTTATATCAACAATTACTAAATCATTGTTCATCTATATAACATCTGTAAATAAAAAAAAGTTATATTTATAAAAAAAGTTTACAAATACGGTTTATAAAAAGTTTACATCAATCTATAAGCAACCTTGTCTTAAGTGAATCTATAGAAAAGTGGATATTGGTAACAGGTACAAAATTATACATTAAATCAAAACGTTCTGGTTCCTTATCAAATAGAATATGGGCCTCCTTACCTGCACCAATTGAATAACCTAATTCTAAATGTGCTGATTTACCACATGGCATTACCATAATAACAATATCTGATGAATCAATATGTCTCTTATCAAAATCAAAATTATTTCTGGCAGCGTAACACGTTAGTGCTTCTTTATAATTCCAACCTCTATGTTTAGCATAATCAAATAAATATTGATCAGCGTCTGGTCCTGGTGTTATCCACTGGTCAAAAACGTCATATGTTGGTCTAAGTTGCTGTGCTATATCTGGAATATTACTATTTTTTAATGCACCAATAATATATACTTTCTTTTGTGTCATGTATTATATATGATAATCAATTTATATATATTATAACCAACATGTACTTATATATATTTTTATGTATAGTGTATATAATTATGATTATTATTTATACAATTTTAGTATATAATTCAATTAAAATAATTTGTGAACATAGTTTATAAATAGTGAGATATATTATGGAAAGTGTAAAGTATATGGGAAATATGGAAAGTGTAAAGTATATGGGGAATATGGAAAGTGTAAAGTATATGGGGAATATAGGGGGTATAGAAGAAAAAGATAAGTCATGCTACCAACTTGAAAAAATAGAATTTGATGGTGGCAGTGTTGGTGGCGTTGGAGGTGGCAGTGGTGGTGGAGGTGGCCTATTAGATATAGATGCAACATATATAATTCATTTAGAGAACAATGGGCGTTTAGATAGTGTAAAGGCACAATTAAATAAGTTCCAGCCCACTAAGAATGTGTTTATACTACATAATGAAGGTTATATAAAATGTGAAAAAGATGAATATATAAATATACCAGCATTAGATCTTATAGATGCATTTTTATATATTTTTAAGGATGCACAAGAGAAAGACTATAAACATGTATTGATTTTAGAAGATGATTTTATTTTTAATGATAGGATAAGAGATAAAATGGTGCGACAAAATATTATGAACTTTATAAACAGGAAGAATTACGATATATATGCATTAGGACGCATACCTGCTTTACAAAAGGCATATGATAATAATACAAGTATAAGTTTATATGGAGGAGCGTGTCATGCTATGATATATTCTCGTGATTGTATTGATAAAACATTGCAAATAGATAGAAAAGGCATTGAAGATTGGGACGCATTTACAGGAGACACATTTAGAATATATATGTATAATGAACCATTGTGTTATCAATTATTTCCAGAAACGGAAAATCAAAAATATTGGGGTAAAAATTTATTTGGAACAATAAAACTCAAATTAATAAAATTGTTAAAATTAGATGTACAAGTTGAACCAGGATATAGTATTGCGTACATTATGTCAAAAGGGATATATGGGTTATGTATTATTTTAGTTGTATGGCTTTTTATAACTATTTTTAGAATAAAATCTAAATAAATTAATTTATAAGTATAGTTTATAGTTATAAATTCATATATATGGAAAGTGTAAAGTATATGGAAAGTGATAAAGACAATGAAACGTGCTACGATTTTGAAAAGTTGGAATTTAGTAATGCTTTATTAGATATAGATGCAACGTATATAGTACATCTGGAGAACAATGGGCGTTTAGATAGTGTAAAAGAGCAGTTAAACAAGTTTCAACCTACCAAGGAAGTGTTTATACTACATAATAAAGGTTATAAAAAATGTGATAAAGATGAATATATAAAGACACCGCCATTAGACCTTGTAGATGCATTTTTATATATTTTTAAGGACGCGCAACAAAAAAATTATAAACATATATTGGTTTTAGAAGATGATTTTATTTTTAATGATAGGATAAGAGATAAAACGGTGCGACAAAATATTATGAATTTTATAAGCAATAAAAATTATGATGTATATGCACTGGGAATACTACCACTTATGCAAAAAGTATATGATAATAATACAAACATCTGTTTATCTCATGGAGGAGGTACACATGCTATGATTTATTCACGTAGATGTATTGATAAAGTATTACAGGATAATAAGAGAAGTATTGAAGATTGGGATAGATATATAGGAAAAAAATTTAGAAAATATATGTACAATGAACCACTGTGTTATCAATTATTTCCAGAAACAGAAAATCAAAAACACTGGGGAAATAATTTTGGCGTAAAAACACAAAAATATATAATAAATAAACTTAAATTAGATGTACAAGTTGAACCAGGATATAGCACTATGTACATTATGTCAAAAGGGTTATACGGATTATGTATTATTTTAGTTGTATGGCTTTTTATAACTATTTTTAAGGTATAATGTAATTTATAATTTATAAGTATAAATTATATTTATAAATTCAAAGGTAGATATGGAAAGTGGAACATATATAGAAAGTGATAAAGCCAGTGAGTTATGCTACAGATTTGAAAAGATAGAATTTGATGGACATAGCGCCCTATTAGATATAGATGCAACGTATATTATCCACTTGGAAAACAATGGGCGATTAGATAGTGTCAAAGAACAATTAAACAAGTTTAGGCCCACTAAGGATGTGTTTATATTATACAACAAAGGTTATAAAAATTGTAAGAAGGAGGAATATATAGATAAACCACCATTAGACCTTATAGATGCATTTTGGTATATTTTTAAAGATGCACAACAAAAAAATTATAATAATATATTGATTCTTGAAGATGATTTTATGTTTAATGATAAAATAAAAGATAAAATAGTACAACAAAATATTATGGATTTTATAAATAATACAAATTATGATGTATATTCATTGGGACTTTTACCATTTTTACAAAGTGCATATAATAAAACTACAAGCATATGTTTACTTGGTGGTGGTATGCATTCTGTTATATATTCTCGGGAGTGTATTGATAAAGTATTACAAGATGATAAAAGAAGTATTAAGGATTGGGACCTGTATATAGCAACAAAATTTACAAAATATATATATAATGAGCCATTATGTTATCAACTATTTCCAGAAACTGAAAATCAAAAATATTGGGAAAATGATATTGGCGTAAGAACACAAAAATATGCAATGAATAAACTTAAATTGGATACACATGCTGAACCAGGTTATAGTATTATGTACTTCATATCAAGAGGATTATACGGTTTATGTATTATTGTGATTGTATGGCTTTTATTACTGCTTATAAAGTATAAAGGTTATACATGAACCACATCAAAAACAATTTTATTTATATCTTTAGACAGTATTTTGGGAATTGTTTTTATACCTGCAAATTTACTATTACTAACATTCATTTTATCAAATAATGTTTTAGTATCATATTTCTTAACAGGGGGATTTAGGTTCTGTTGTATAATTGTAGTCTCCTTCTCATTACTATCTACAATAAGTGCAACATGTCCGTATGGAAAATACGTTTTTTTGTATTTCCAAAAAATAATAGAACCAGGTTTTAGGTAATAAGAATATGGTTTAGTATATGGATATGAATATGTTCTTAATCTGTATATATCTTCACTATTTTCTAATGTTTCTATAACGTTAAAAAATTCAACCGCATCTACAACTGATGGAAATGAAACATTCTTAATTGTTGAAAAAAATCTTCTAATTAATTCAACGCATTGAAAAGGTAATCCATATTTTGTTTTATGTTTTTTTCCTGTCTTACTTATAAATATATCTATCTTGTTTACATCTATCTTGTTTATATTAACTTTCTTTACACTATATTTTGTATTGTTATTGTTATTGTTATTGTTCATATATATATTTATAATATGTATAAATAAAAAATTGAAATATTGAAATATAATTATGATTATGATTATGTTGTATAAATACATATATTGTGTCTAAGTTATGCGCGGAATTATACAAAAAACTTTACAAGAACTTTGTGGAAGTGGTGTTTGTGGTCATACAATCCTGCCGCGCAATGCACAACGAATGTGTAATATATTAGGGGATTATATTGCAAAATCATTACATAAGAACACAGTGTATGGAGCGCATATTCGTGCAATGAATTTGATGCGAAATGGTCGGAATAAAGAAGCCATTATGCTTTTGGAACCTGCTATTCATGTGAACCACTCAGCATTCATACTGTATTTGGACATCTTGTTGTTTGGTAGAGTCGGTATTCCACCTGATTTACACAAATGTGAACAGTTACTGTATCGACGGCTTGGCATTGATTATAACGCAGTAATTTATATGACCAACCTTTTGAATCTACGCGACCAACACCATGACCCAAATTTATTTGGCTTACTATATTTACTTCGTAAATTCAATCCCATAAAATACGCATGTTTTTGGAAAGAATCTGCTACAGTAAATGCACATTTGTTGGCTTGGAGTAGGGAAAGTCTCTATGGAGAATTGGCTATATTGTGCACAATTATGATTGAACGACGCCATTATTTAAAGCTTCTAGGAAATGATGATATGATAACGTTTAAGACTGGTGTGTCTTTTGGAACGAAAGATGATGGTTGTCCTTATGATAATAATGCATCATTGGCGCGACAAATAGATAATAAGTATAAGCATCCATTTGCTCAATACTTATTGATAAAAAATCTTGAAAAAAAATATGACAAACAAGTTGTTCCTCCAGAAATTCTATGTGAAATGGACATTGCTAAACAAAAAGCATCTTTGCAGGGATTTAATGAGGGGAACAATTTGTACTGATTTTTTGTTTGTACTGATTTTTTTGTTTGTACTGATTTTTTTGTTTGTACTATAATTAAGATTGTTTTTGATTATAATAAATACAACCAACATTACATTGTTATATAACTTGTTGACAAAAAATCGACTAGGTTTTCAAGTACTCTATCTACAGCAGTAAAGTTCTTCAAATTTTCGTTCCGCTTAATGTTTTTCAACACCATTTCTCTTATTTCTGTTGCCGTTTGACCAGTGAGATCAATGCCAGACTTTTCAAACATCTTGTGCAAAAGAACTTGAAAGGCCTTTATCATGTACGTAGTTTCAGCATTGTAAACCAAGTGTGTCCAAAATGTACTGGATTTGTCCCTAATTAAACCCTTGAAACATTCTTTCAGTTCCGCTGGATGTACTTTACATAAGCCTGGTAAAGAGATTGGGGATGCAACCATATGTAGTTCCTTGTATTGCCAATCGTGCAATGAATTCGCCACTTTATTCCCGACTTTCACAACAATGGGCCAAATGCGTACCTGCATGAAGGTGTACGCATACTTCGAATACCAATCATACTTCATCTCATCTTCCAAAAACGTTTGCTGTGCATTCAAAGGAAGTTTTAAAATGCATTCGTTGACAGCCTTTTTGACACGACCAACTAATTGAAACTCTCCCCTAGATACAGTCTCCAGACCGCGCACAAACTGTATTGCATATTGCTCGGCATCGCCGTGTGCAACACCCAGTTGACACAGTTTGTTTGATACATTGCTTATCAAAGCATCTCCTTCCTTTTTCCATGCATCGTCCACTGCCTTGTGTATATGTTCATGAGTGTTATTGACTATAGTCCACACCAACCTATGTTCACTGTTTGCACGAAAACCACCATCATGTTCCCAGTATAGTAATCCGGATGGTCTTGGTTTTGGTTGTGGTTGTTGTGGTTCTGGTTGTTGTGGTTCTGGTTGTGCCATCGCGTCTACAGAAAGTCTACTTGATTAAGTTATAATAAACATATAAAAAAATCAATTTTTATTACTATATTCTGTTGTTTTGGTTGTATTACACTTTTGGTTGTATTACACCTTGAGTTGGTCTGTAGATATAGTTATAGTTTTTGCAAGTTTATACAAGTTATACATAACACGTTCAAAATCATCTACACGTACATTCCACTCGCCAATTCTAACAAAGTTTGAATAGTCATAATCATCCACTAATATCTTTTTGCAATGTCTATTAACTTGATTTATTAGTTCAAGATCGGACATAGGGATAATAAAAGTTGATGAGTATTGAATCATTGTATATATCTCAATATATTCATTTGCAACTGCTTCAACTAATACTTTTAATGGAGATGAATCTATACTGGTTACCTTTTGTTGTGCCAATTTTTGCAAACTGTTTATAAAGTTGTTTCTTGCTTTATCAATATCCTTTATTTCCATGTTCATTGTCGTGACTAGTTATAATTTAGTTATAGTAATACATTTTTATATATATTCATTTTTTTATGGTATAAATTATAAAGGTTAAAAATATAGTTATACACATAAACATAGATATAACAAATATGGATATAAGTAATAGCAATAAATTTAATTTGGATATATTAACAAAATTAGGTACACATCATAAAAAAATTATGGAAATGGTTAGAAGTAATATTAATAATATGAATACAAATAAA